ATTCAACGTTCAAACAAATGTTTTTCTAATATGACAAAAGCATTTCACAATTTGAAACCGGCGATGTCGAATGCTGCAATCGCATTGAACAAAATAAAAGAACCATTGATTCAAATGAAAAAATCAATGACCATTGGCGAACCTCAACAACCAATCGAAAAAACACCAAAATTGAAAGAATGTAATCAATGCGGCACCGATGAAACCGAAGTTGAAATTCTTGAATGTGAACGATGCGGCGATTATTATTGTAACGATGCAATTTGCGGTTCAACATTTAATCAACACACACAAATTGATTATAATTGTTGTGAACCGTGTTCAAAGAGAAATTACAGTTATGATGATGATTAAAACGAATCAATATAAACGGATCGCAAATGTCATTTATGAAAATGATGTTCCGATTATAAAACTAAAACAAAATTTCATTGATGTCGAATTGATGAATGAAACAACGGTTGATTATATGAACCGATATTTAAAAATGAATCCGACATTATTTGAAACTTTGAAAAACGAAAATGTTCAACTTAATTTATTTTAAAAATGGAAAAACAAGAAAATGAAATAATTCAAAATTTGAAAAAATATTTCAATGCTGAGATTATCGGAAGTTATTTATTGTATGAAATTGGTTTATTGAAATACAATGAAATCAATGACATTGATGTTCAAATTCCGAAAGAATCATTAAAAAACGCTTATCAATATTTGAATGACATCGGATATAAACAAACCGAAAAACAAGGAAAACAAATTGGATATGAACACGGAAAATGTATTTTTGAAATATTGCCGCAAGGCGACTTTAAACAAACAAATTTTTTAAATATTGATGTTGTTGAAAAAACGCAATCACAATTCACAATTCCAACATTAATCGCCGAAAAATTTAAACGTGCCAAAAATTCAGATTTCAAACAAATTGCAATAATAGCATCAAGGAAAATTGATGTTGATTTTGTTAAATTACAACATCATAAAGACACAACAATTGGACTGTATGCAATAGATCGAAATCCAACCGAAGTTGATTATGATTGGATATTAAAAAACAACTTTCAAATTCAAGAATAATGAATTACAAAGAACTATATTCAATATCGGAATCCTGGGTTTCAAAACAAATGAAATCATTCACGACAATTGATTTGTCGAATTTTTTGAAAACAAAAGAAATTGTCATTGCGGGTTCGTTGAAAGGTAAGTTGATAAAAGATTTAATTTCAAACGATTTAATCAAACAAAATGGATTCGTGAAATTGAAAAACAAACGAAAACAATTGACCGAATACAAATTGTATATTTCTTTGCAATACCGATTGAAACAACAAAAAAACGCATCCAAGAACAATGATTGTTTAACATTTGATTTATAGATTATGGAAAAAAGAAAACGACCGGTAAAAGTAACATCTAAGCGATGGAACCCGGACACACGAAAACAAGAAGATTTGATTTTTGACGGATTGTTTCACGAATTTGGTCAAGAAGCGATTGACGGCGGCGACAATGGTTTTGGAAATTTCACGGTCGCAATTGTAGAAGCGCCGGATGGTCAAGTTCACACGGTTAATCCAAACAACATAAAATTCACGGACAAATGAAACAAATATTTAAAAATGCGATTTTGTCCGGAACAACAATTTTTGAATGTGCCGAAAATTGTGAAAAAGCATCAATGAAATTCACAAAAGATTTTATTGAATGGTTATCAAAAAACGCATATACAAGTTTGGAATGCGAAAACATAAAAGGATTTGAAATTGATGATGAATCAAAATATTATTGGATTGATTTCAATTCACGAAAAGTTTTCGACAAAAAAAATATTAAATCAATAGATGAATTAATTAAGATTTATCAAAAAGAAAAACACAATGAATCGCACAATGATAATGACCAGGAACCCAAGCCCAAAAGTCCGAACGATGACCGTTCAACAAAATTTCAAAGAAATGATTGAAAAATTCCAACGTGGCGACCGATTGTTGATTGTGATTCCACGAAAGCGAAAACCGCCATTGATTAGAAATTTATACAATAAACCAAGAACGCTAAAACAAGCGATGAATCCAAATTGCACGAATCAATAAAACCATTTTGTTGGCATCAACAAAAAGCATAAAAACGAACCTCAACAGTTCGTTTTTTTCGTTTGCATAAAAAACATTAACTTTGTCCGATACATAACATTTTAAAAGGGAATAAGATGGAAGAACAAAAAAAAACGGTTGGGTTTCAACCTGGCAATCAATGGTGGGCCAAACGTGCAACGCACGGAAGAAAAGCAATATTTCAAACACCAGAAAAAATGATGGAATCGGCGATTGAATATTTCAAAATTACTGATGAACGCAAATGGAAAAGACAAGATTTCCGTGGAAAGGATGCAAAGAAAGTTGAAATTGAAACCGATACACCATACACAATGGCCGGACTTTGCATTTTTCTTGGTGTTAATACTCACTATTTCAATGACTTTGAAACAAATCTAAATTTAAAAACGAAAAAAGGACGTGATTTTTCGGATGTCATACGTACGATAAAAGACATAATGTTTTCACAAAAATTCGAGGGTGCGGCCGTTGGTGCGTTTCAACAAAACATCATCGCACGTGATTTGGGGCTTGCAAGTAAAAATGAAATTACGCACGTTGTGGAACAACCGCTTTTCGGCGATGATGATGAAGATTAACCAATGATAAACAAAAACCAAAAAATCGTGAAAATGGTTGACGGTTTCATTTATACGACCGCAATCAAACGTTTACGAAAATTAAGAAAAAGAACCCGTGTTGTTCCGGGTGGCACATCGGCCGGAAAAACATTTGGCATCATTCCGATATTGATTGACAAAGCAATAAAAACAAAATTGCTTGAAATTTCAATTGTATCGGAAACAATGCCGCATTTGAAAAAAGGAGCAATCAAAGATTTCAAAAAAATAATGATGGTTACCGGCCGATGGAATCCAAAACATTGGCACGATTCAGATAAAAAATATACATTTCCGAACGGTTCATATATCGAATTTTTTAGTGCGGATGATGAAAGCCGTGTGCGTGGTCCCAGAAGAAATGTTTTGTATATCAACGAATGTAACAATTTGAAGTTTGAAACATACTATCAATTGAACATTAGAACGGATCAAGAGGTTTGGCTTGATTATAATCCAACATCGGAATTTTGGGTTGATACCGAAGTTTTGACCGACAAAGAAGATACCGAACTTTTGCGTTTGACATACAAGGACAATGAAGCATTAGCGCCGTCAATTGTCAAAGAACTTGAAAAGAATCGAATCAAATCGGAAACATCGAAATATTGGGAAAACTGGTGTCGTGTTTATTTGGATGGCGAAATTGGTTCACTTGAAGGCGTTATATTTTCAAACTGGAAACAAATTGATTCAATTCCAAAACTTGCACGTTTAGTCGGGTACGGAATGGATTTTGGATATTCAAATGATCCAACGACATTAACCGCTTGTTATCTTTTCAATGGTCAATATTATTTCGATGAATTGATTTATCAAACGGGATTGAAAACACGTGAACTTGCTGCATTGATGAAAGAAATCGGCGTGAATAAAAACATCACGATTTTCGCCGATTCCGCCGATCCGAAAACAATTGGCGAATTGCAAGAATACGGATTTTCCGTGATGGGTGCTAAAAAAGGCCCGGACTCAATAAAATTTGGAATTGACTTGCTGCAATCGGTTGATTTCTTTGTAACGAAAGAATCAACAAACATCATTCGTGAATTACGTGCGTATCAATGGTTAACAGATAAAACCGGCAAAAAATTAAATGAACCGGTTGATTTGTATAATCATTCAATTGACGGAATGCGTTATTTTGCCATTATGAAAATATCACAAAGAACATCCGGAACGGTTGGCGTTGATTATAATTAACTTAAATATTGAACACAATGAAAAAACAAAAATTTGTTTACGAGGCAAAAGTCTTGGACATTCACGATGGCGACACCATTTCAATTGAAATTGATTTGGGATTTCAAATGCGATTCACGGACAAAGTGCGATTTTACGGAATAAACGCACCAGAATTGAAAATTCGTAATGAAAAGAATAAAATGACGGAAAACCCACTTGGAACAAAAACGTTGAACACGGTCAAAGAATTCATTAAAATTGGCGATATCATCACGATTGAAACGATTAAAGATAAAAAAGAAAAGTATGGCCGATATTTGGCGAACGTTTACGTGTTACTTGATGACCGTCAAATTTGTTTGAATGATTATCTTTTGAATAACGGTTTGGCCGTTCCGATGAAATATTGATAAAATTATTTTTTTGACAAAACCCCAACGTTTGCCGATGTTGGGGTTTTCTTTTTTATGTAAATTTAAAAATGTTTTAAAAATAAATTAAAAAATGTTTTGCAGGAACAAAAATAAATGTATCTTTGTCAAACAAATAATCAATAAAACATTTCAAAATGAATGCAATTTTAAATCCTTACACAATCAAATGGGCGATATTCGTTGATAAATTTAACGTTATGGACGTTCAAAAATCATTCTTTGCAGCAAATCAACAATCATTGAATGAAAAATTAAAACAAGCAAAAGGAAAGTTTTTCATCATAACCGACAAACAATTTGGATTGATTCAAAACAATTGGAATCCAAATATGAAATTGCAACCAAATACGAAATTGAAAAAACATTTGTTGGTTGTCAATAAACTTGGTTGTCAATCAATGATTCCATTGACATTGAAACAATTTGAAAACCCAATAATCAAATAATATGAAAATCATCAAAGTAGGAACAAACGTTGTTTATTGCAATAAAATTGCAAAAGTCATTGAAAAACACACAACACACGTTTTGATTGAGTTTGAAGACAAATCGAAATTATGCACACCGCATTCATCATTTCCAGATGATAAAATACTTGATGAATTTGAGATTATGGTTTGGTTCCGTTATGTCATCGCAGGCGAACAAGAAAAAGAATATGACATTCACAAAATCGCCGCCGTTGATGTGCAAGATGCCGTGAACAAAGCCGAATTGTTATATCCAAGCCGTGCAAGAATTCCGTTTGCGTATTATCATAACGAAATTAAGTATCAACCGCAATGGATCATCCAACGAAAGGAAAAACGCAATTGTTCCGAAAAAATCAAAACAATTCAAGTTTCATCAAACTGTTAAACAATCCACGTTTGCACACCGGCAAAGGTTACTATAAAAAATAAATTTATTGATTTGATTAAAATAAATTAAAAAATGTTTTGTAAATACATTTTTAAATGTATCTTTGTGATGTATTTGAAACGAATCAAATATGTAACACATTGAAATAATGAAAAAATTTTTTAGAACGCTCGTGGAAAAGTTGTTTTACAATTTTATGATTGAAGTCTTGGAAGATGAATTTGAAGTTCACATTCAAATTAAAATTGACGGCCAACACATCGTAACAACTAAAATGAAACATTTACCACAACCAGGAATGTTCATTGATCTTTTACTTCCGATGAATCAAGTCAAACGATTCAAAATTGAAAAAATCGTGTTATCACATTTTGGAAATGTAGTAATTGCAGACGGACAATTTGAATAATTAAAACGGGCGGTTTCGGCCGCCCAAATAAAAACAATCGTATGAACTCAAAAACAACATCAATCATCGAAAACAATTTTGATGATGCAACAAATTTTCAAATTTATTCACAAAGATATTTTGATGCTTATTTGAAAATAAACGGCCGCCGATGCGGAATGTCATTTGTTGATGACAAAGTTTATATCACGGACCCGCACCCATCAATGAAAGCGCCAAATATTGTTTCATTGGTACAGTTCAAAGAAATGACCGAAAATTTGGAAACAACAATTCAAAATATTTAATAAAACACCAAGTGATTAGCAAAAGCGAGGATTGGCGTGAAAAGACAATTCCGGGTTTCTTACCCAGTGAATGCAAACGTACACCTTAATCACTTGGTTAATTTAAAAAACAATGATATTCAAAAGCCACAAACCTAAAAAAAATCATAAAGTTGTGATTTGTTTCAATTATGTTGATGCGGTCGTAAATCAATCAATTCAACATAAACCGCCGATGTATTTTGCTTCAATCGTTGGTGTTTGGCAAATCAAACGCATCAAACGAAATGAACAATCTTTGAATCAACGATTGATGAATTATTTCAGAACTTACAAAGGATTTCATTTGTCGAATCTATTGATTGAAATATTGACCAGGTGCAATGATGAATTAACCAACGTGAATGAAACCGATTTTGAATATTTATATTTTCACACTACAAGTGAACCATTGTCGAACGAATTAAAACACATTAGAAATGTCAGATATTAACGGCCGCCCGGATTTAACGTATTTAACGCAAACGAAATTTGAATTTTACAAAGAATTTGAAGACTCAATTCATTTGTTTGTTAAAAGTAAAAATGCAAGTCAAACATTTGCGAAAATTGATTGCGATTCAAAATATTTGAATGCAATTGAAAACATTCCGGCATTGGTGCAAATCGCCGAAATGTTTTATGACCAAATGAAATCACGAAATGAAAAATCAATTTGTTTTGAAATAGTCGAATCAACTTTAAATAAACTAAGAAATGAAAAATGAAAAACCCGAACCGTTAAAACCGGACACATTAACAAAAATTTCGCAATCAATCATCGCCAATCAAATTGCGTATGATTTTAATCACGAAATAAAATTTACACCGTATTTCAAACACGAATTGAAAATGCGATTGACACCAGTCATCACGCTTTTACAAAAAGCCGAAATTGAAGAATATGACAAATTTTTTGGACTTGCAGAACGTGCCGCATCGGACACATACGGCGCAATGGTAAAAATGATAAATGAAATCACGGAAGCCGGATTGTTTGAATTTGATAATATTGCGGAATTGGTAAAAGCGTATAAATCCGATCCGAAAAGCGTGATGGGAATCGCCAAAAAAATAAATCGAAAATAACAGTTGCGAAATGTGAAATAATATTTTATAAATTTGCAATTCAATTAATGTTTAACCACAAAATTTAAAAACAATGAAAAAATTTATTTTAGTCTTGATGCTGGGTTTTTTGTCAATGTCCACATTTGCAATTTCCAACCCAATTAAAACGGAATTCACGAAAGAAGTGAACGCAAAAACATCACTTGCAATGGCCATCGAAAACGCAATGCCGTTTGTGGTTGTGATGAAGAATGTCGAAAACAACATTTTTATTTCGTGTGAACTTGATGCACTCAGTTATTGTGTAACAAATGAAAGCACAATCAAATTCACATTAGAAAACGGCCAATCGGTAACGCTGCAGAATATAAACGGCGTTGATTGCGGCACACGGTCAAAATATGTGATGTTGATTAATTCGGACAATCTTAATAAACTCAAACAAAGTCCGGTCGCAAAGATTCAAATGTTCACGGATTCTGGAAATGTCGAATTGAATCGAATAATTGATAAATCATTTTTTATTCGTGAATTAACATAAAAATTAGATCATTCCATATTTGAAAAACCACATCAAACGATGTGGTTTTTTTTGTTTTATTGTTATGAAAGGTTTTTGTTATAAATTTGCTGAGTATTGCAACGGGAACGCAAAAGAAAAAAATCAAATATTTTATTAACATTTAAAAATTTAAAATTATGGATTGTAATTGTCCTGAAGAAAGTTCGTTGATTGAAATAATCGCCGAAAATTGCGGTGTTGATTTGAAACAAATTCAAAAGATTGCGTTTCAAAGAGACCAACCGTTTGGCGTTTTCACACCAACGACAATTGTTGATCTTGCAGCGTGGCAAGCGTTAAAAACCGCAAATAATGACACGAAAATTGTTATTTCACCATTTATTGGTGGCGACCCAATCATTGAACCTGGCGACAAAATCACAACGGGTGGTGGCGATAATTCAACATTGAACGGTGTTGAAGAAATTGAAGGTGTTAATCCATCGGCTTTTTCTTGTGTTTTCAAATCATTAAGTCCGCTTGTTGAATCGCAAATTAAAGCATTGATTTGTGAAAAACGTTTGACGGTTTACTTGTTATTACAAGGCGGAAGAATCGCTTGTTGGTCGGAAAACATCGCAAGTCCAACGGCTGATAATAAAGGAATTCAAATACAAAGTTTCTTTTTATCGGATCGTGCAAATGCTGGTTTTGGAACAAAAGACACATTTAATTGTTCTTTTTCATTGGTTGAATCTTGGTCAGAAAAATTGGTTATTTTCAAACCAACTTGGAACCCATTAACGGATTTGTAATATGACAAAGAAAAAAGATGTCGTAACTTTAAAAACAAAAGCCGACAAACCACGTAAACAAGAATTTGAATTGAATCAAGCGTTGAAATTATTAAAATTAAAAAATTCTCAATGGGAATTGGCTGATGATAAATATACATTTGACGGCTTGAATTTCGATTTAGTAAAAAAGTAAATCAATGAAACTCACACAAACGCAAGCGGCGGAAACAATAAAAAATCCGTCAAACAAAAAATTGATTGAATCGGTAAAAAAGCAAGAATCACAATTGCGTGTTTTTACCGAAGAACTCGATGAAAGCGAATTGAATAGTGAGGTTTATTGGAGCGAACTAAAAAACAAAATGAAAGCACGGTCGGACAAAAAGTTTGACCGTGTTTTTCAGTTCGCAAGGTTTCCATTGCCGGTGTGCCAAATTAGTGATTCAATACTAAGTGATTATTTCAAAGTTTTTGATGGGAAGAACCGAAATTTTCACATTGACTCCGACCGTGATGTTTCATTGTTGAAAAAATGGGTTTTAGACAATGACATTGAAAAATGGATTGAAGAAAATGCGAAAAATGTTTTGAAAAACAAACCGTGTTCATTTGTTGTGATTGACAAAGATTCAAACGGAAAACCATATTTAATATTGATTGATTCAAGTCGAATCATTGATGCAAGATTTAAAAGTTCAAAAGGGGAACTTGAATATATTTCATTTTTGCATTCAGTCGAAGAAAACGGAACCAAAAAATATTCGGTTTACGATGATGAAACATATTGGGTTTTTGAAAAAAAATCGGATTCCGACACATACACATTGATTTCAAATAACAGTCATAACATCGGATATTGTCCGGCGACTGCATTTCTTTCAGAACCAACCAATAATAAAAACTATTTCAAAAGAAGAATCGCTTTTAGTGCCGCATTATCAAAATTGGAAGATTGGACAATGTTTGACATATTCAGAAATTATGTTGACCATTACGCACCGTTTCCGGTAACTGAGGCGCCGAAAAAGAAATGTCCGAATCCGGATTGTCAAAATGGAATGATAACATCGGAAGTTGTAGAAGATCAATCGAAACCACACATCACAATAACAAAAAATTCTAAATGTGAAATTTGTGAAAGCGAAAACGGAACGTTGATATTTCCAGGAACACACATTGGAATAAACGTGCAAGCCGATAAATCACTAAATGATGGTTCCGGCGTTTTCAAAATGATTTTTCCAGATACCGACAAAATGAAATATGTCCCGGAAAAGTTGGATGATTTGGAACTTGAAATTCGACACAAAACAGTTGGATTGAATTATATGCAATCAATGAACGATGCGATGAATCAAATGCAATTGAAAGGTTCGTTTGCATCAATGGAATCGGTTTTATTGCGTGTTAAAAATGAACTTGATATTCTTTATAAATGGATTGTCATCACTGCTGCAAAAACATTTTATAAAGACATCATCATTAAAGTTGATGCAAATTTTGGAACTGAATTTTATTTGGTCAATGAAGAAGATTTGCAAAAACGTTTTGACAATGCAAAAAAAATCGGTTTACCATTAGAAGAACAATTGATGATTTACATTCAATTGATTGAAACAAAATACAAAGGCAATCCGTACAAAGTCGAACGACAAAAAATGTTGTTGCAATTGGACCCGATGCCATTATTCACATTGACAGAAGTCATTGATTTGAACGCAAAAAATTTCATTGATTCGGAAATATTATCAATGAAAATAAATTTCCTTAACTTTGTCAATAAATTTGAAACGGAAAACGCACCAATTACACAATTTGGTTTGACATTAGAACCACAAAAAAGAATTGAAGCAATCAAAAACGAATTGAATTTATACAACAAAGAAGTTTTGAGTAAACAAGTAACAATTTAAAATTTAATAATTAGCAAGATGAAAAAAATTCAAGCAAACAATTATGAAATCGCATTTAAAGAAATTGAAGCGATTGACAAAGAAGTTGCAAATGCACTTCCGAAAGAAATCAACGAATCCGACCGTGGTCATTATGTCGTTGCATTGGTTAAGAAAACCGACAACCCAGTTAAAAAAACGTATGAAACAACAATCAACATTCAACAATTCGATGCAAGAGGTTTTGAAAAAACATCAAAATCAATTGCAATTTTAGGTTTTGACAAAATGGTTGTTTTGCACAATCCAGAAACGGTTGAGGTTGCTGCAATCGCACCAACAACACCGGCGGCACCAATCAAAACGCAAGTTGAAATTGATGCGGAAATTGAAGAAAAAGCAAATGCAAAAGCACAAGAACTTTTTGATGCAAAATTGAAAGAACTTGAAGCATCAAAACCGGCACCAACAACACCGGCGGCGAACGATCCGAAAACAGTTGATTTGACGGAATTGAAAATTGATGAATTAAAAGCGTTTGCAAAAACAAATGAAATCGACATCAAAGGATTAACCGCAAAAGAAGAAATCTTTATTGCATTGTCAGAATGGCAAAAAGATAACAAATAAAAAAAACTTTATTATTAACCATTAAAAGGGAAAAAAATGGAAATCACAGTTGAACAAATCATTGAAGCGATTAAAACGAAACCGGAAATTGTAACCGGAATTTTACCAACATTAACGGAAGTTGAAGCGGTTAAAAAATTAATTGACAATAAAGCGGATTCGATTTTTAAAACAAAAATTGATGAAGAAATAAGCAAAACACATTCAAAATATGATGATGATATGTTTGCGAAATTGGGCGAACGTCCAGGTCAAAAACCAGACGGAACCAAAGAAAAAACGTATGAAAAACTAAATTCATTATTGTCGGAATTGGCGGATTTGCGTGGGAAAAAAGATAGTTTGACAAAAGATGTTGAGGTTGCAAGATTAACCGGCGAAATTGAAAAACTGAAATCCGAAGGCGGCGGCGCTCAAGTTCAAAAGATTTTTGATGAAGCGAAAACCGAATGGGCGAAAAAAGAACAAACGTTGAATGACAAAATTGTTGAGTTGAACAACAAAACAATTGAGGGCCAAGTTAAAAATGATATTGCGGCCGGAATTGCATCAATCAAGTTCAATCCCGATGTTTCTGAAACCGTGAAAAAAATCGTTTTAAATCAAGTTGAAAATGATTTGTTAAAAAATTCAAAAATAGAAAACGGAAAAACACTATTTTTGAAGCCGGATGGAACAACATATTTGAATTCTTCTTACGAACCAATGAACGCAAGTGAAGTTCTTGCAAGTTTGGACGGAATCAAAGAAATTTCATTAAAAGAAAATGCCGGTGGTGGTGGTCAAGCGCCAACGGTTATAAATGGTCAAATAAAAACAACCACGGTCGATGGGAAAGACACGAAAAAATTAGAATTACCGACCGGATCATTCACGACTAAAAAAGCATTCATTGAAGTTGCAGAAAAAGCGCTAATTGATGCCGGAATTACAAAACGTGATCCGAATTGGGACAATCTAAAAAACGGTGCATATAATGACTATAATGTTAAAGACTTGCCAAACGAATAATTGTTTAATTTAATAAACCAAAAAAAATGAGTTTAGTAAAAACGTACTTGCAAGATATTAGAGCAGGTCACCCATCAAACAACGACCGTGATGAATTAAGAATTACACAAAACGGTTTGTTAACTGCTTGTTTGGAAATGACAAATTCCGCAAGCTCAATTTTAAGTCCAGAATTACGCCAATTGGCTGAGAACTCTCAAGGTTTAAATCTTGACATTCCAGTTATGAAAAAAGGCGTTGTAACGATTTCAAATGTGCGTTCTTGTACCATCAACGGTGGTCAATCGGAATCGGATTTGGTTCGTGTGGTTTGGAAAACAATTGCGGCCGATATTATGATGGTGCCGGCGCAATACAAAAAAAATCAAATTTCATACAATTTTGATTTGGCGAAAAAAATTCGTGAAATCGTTGAAGCGTTCAAAGTTGAAATTGAAAATGATTTGGACACGGCATTTGATGCAAACAAAACGCAAGTTTACGGATCAACAATTGTTGGTTCAACTTACGCATTGGCCGGCGGTGCAATTCAAGTTCCAGTAGCAAAACAAGATTTCTTTTTCAATGATGTTGCACCGATTAACTTTGCGGATGATTTTTATGATCCAACAACACGAATTGTTGCATCGCATTCAGTTATGTCGGTTGTGAATAAATTCATCAATCAAGGAAACGGAAATGCTGCAAACACATCATTTCAATTTGCTGGGAAAAATTTCACATTTTCAAATCGTGTAACGGTTGGCGCTGGTAAACAAGCGACTGGATATTTTATGCCGGACGGTTCAATTGGTTTATTGACACGTGTTGATTTGGATGCAATGGCAGGTTCAAAAGCCGGCGATGGTACCGAATGGATGGAAGAAACTTTGCCAGATTTACCGTTTCCGGTTGGGATTCAATACAAGTCGAAATGTGATGACAAATCTTTGTTAGAAGCGTCCGGACTTGATCATTTGAAAGCGACATTGGTTGAACATTATCAAATTTCGGTTGATTATGGGATTGTGGTTCCATACAACAGTGATAACACAACCAAAGCGGGTGCAATTAGAAAATTTGAGTTCGTGCCATAAGAATTTTAATTTGTTTGTTTAACAAAAGGCCTTGTCTCAATTCGAGGCAAGGTTTTTTTAATTTTTATAATTATGTTTAAAAGCACAATATTAGTTCCGGCATACAAAAATTTAATCGGTTGGCGTGAACATTTTAATCCGTCCGAAATTTCAATTGATGCGGCATTGCAAACAACTGAAAGCGGCGAATATTTCCAAGACAAACACCCGGCATTGCGTTTGGATTATATTCAAACAACATTGTCAAAGAATCAAGATTTGAATGTTTATTTGGCCGAAAAAATTGAAGTTGCAACAAATGGAATTTTCAATGACATCATTCAATATAGACAAGTTGCAAATTATGGGAAAACATTATTGGAACAAGCGCAATTGTTAAACCGTCATTCGTGGGCCGGCGACAAAATCGTTAATCAAAACCGATTTGTTGGTTTTCAAATTCACGTGAAAGCATTGACCGGTTTACAAACAATCATCAACGAAATTGGTTTGCAATTGGACGCCGCACAAACTTTGAAATTATATTTGTTCCATTCACAAAAAGAAGATGCACTTGATACGTTTGAATTAACCACAACGGACACATCGTGGAAATGGAAAAAAATTGATTTTGAATTAAATTCAATCGCACCGGAATTATTTCACGGTGGCATTTTTGTTTTAGGATATTATCAAGAAGATTTGACTGCAAGTGCAATCAATTATTCCAATTTCAATTGGAACAAAGGAGAATGTGGAAGTTGCAACAACAATTTTTATTCAGTATGGAAATCAATTCGGGACCACTTTCACGTTTATCCAATTTATGTGCCGCAAATGAATTTCACAAAAGAAAAAATGTTTGATTTGGAAAAAGCGAACTATTGCAATGATACATCGTGGGGTTTGAATTTAAAATTCACGGTGCGATGTGATTTGACAAATTTTTTTATTCAAAACAAATTTGCATTCAAAAATTTATTGTCATTAAAAGTCGCACATTTGATTTTGAATGATATGAAATTTAGTCAAGAAACAAATTATGTCGAAGAAAATTTAAAAAATATGGTCATTCGTGATCTTGAGGGCGACAAAGAAACAAACGCACTTAATATTTCACAATTGTATAATCGTGAATTGAAAGCGGTCAATTTTAATATTTCTGAAATCAACAATCGTTGTTTAGGTTGTGAATCCGATACATTTCAACCAAATATCGGATATGTTTAACAATCAAATTAAATTCATTGAAAACTTTGAATCAATATTGAATGAACAGTTCAAAGAATCAATAATGAAACATAATTTGATATTGAAAGATTATTTGATTGAAAAACAATTATTCGACAAAGGAATTGACGGAAACGGGAAACGCCTTGAGGGTTACACACGCACAACGATTCGATATAAATTATCAAAAAATCAACCGGCCGACCGAACGACATTGAAAGATGAAGGCGAATTTCACGCCAAAATTGAAATCAATGCGTTTTCAGACCACTTTGAAATAAAAACCGATGTTGAGTATGACAAATATATTTTGAAGCGTTACGGGCGAAATGTTTTGAAATTAACAAATGAACATTTAAAAGAATTCGTGATTAAATATTTAATACCAAACTTAAAAGATTATGTCAATAACAGAATTACAAAATAAAATTTTCACAATTGAAAATCCAATTGAAATTGATTCGGCGTGTGAACAAATCCGTCAATTACTTTCCGGATTAACTTGGTTGTCGCATCCGTATCACATCGCACAACGATTTTTCCGAAAAGAAAAAGGCCAAAATTTCATATATCCAGAAACATGCATTCCGGATGTTGATGATAAAAATTATACATATCATCGTTTGACGGCCGATAATGATTATCACGGAATGTGTTTTTTTATGGTTGGTCAAAATAAAAATGATTTTGCAGCAAACCAAGAAAACTTTTTGACATACAACGTTTCAATTATTTTTTCCGTTAATTTGGAATTGATTGATCCGGTTAAGTTGAAAAAATATTTGTTCACGCAAGAATTGATGAAATCGGCCCGACAATTATTGACAAACAATGCAATGAATTATGATTTCGGAATTACATTGATTTCTGAAACACGTGATTTGAAAGAAGTTTATAAAGAATTTGTATTGGATGACCTGGAGCAATACAACCGGGCGCCTTTACAATGTTTCAGAATTGAAACGCAAATAAAAATTCAAGAAGAATGTTTAACTTAATTAATAAATAAAAAAATGAAAACAGTAGAAGAAAAAATCGCAGAATTAAAAGATGTCATTTTTGGAGCAAATATTGATCCAGAAAGATTAGCCGAAATTTTATTAGAATTGAAAAATGGAAATTCACAAAGTAATGGAAATTCGTATTCAATAGATGAAAAATTAACAGGTGGTACTTGGATAGATGGTAAACCTATTTATAGGAAGGTTTTAACAGGTACAACAAATAATAGTTCTGAATTAAATGAAGTAGATGTAAGTTCATTAAACATAGATTTATTACTTTCAAATTCTAATATTTTAATTATAGAGGACACTCAATTAAATTATGTTTTAAATACTGAACTTAGTTATGATAATAATGCAATACAT